GATGGCACATCTGTGAAGGTCTTGGACTACTTGGTGACTCAAAGTGCCTATGCTCGTGCTTTGATTGAGCGTGGTGAGGATGGTGGGACTGCTTCTAATGAGGCTTATGCCCTGTTTCGTGGGATGCTCTCTGATGCTATTGCATTGGAGTCCACTCGTTATCCTGAAGACAACTTTGTGGCGGTCTAATGGCATCAGCACTTCAAAGTTACAGTCTCTCAGCACCAGGTTTCTATGGCCTGAATACTGAAGACTCACCCCTTGATTTAGGGGCTGGCTTTGCTTTGGTTGCGACTAACTGCATCTTGGATCAGTATGGTCGTATTGGTGCTAGAAAAGGTTGGTCAAGGGTTAACTCTTCCTCTGGCAATCTGGGTGCTAACGATGTTGGTGTTATCCATGAGTTAGTCCAGACTGATGGGACTCTTACAGTTCTATTTGCTGGCAACAATAAGATATTTAAGCTCGGCACTTCTAATGCGGTGACTGAGTTGACCTATGGTGGTGGTGGTTCTGCTCCTACTATCACGGCATCTAACTTGCAATGTGCATCTTTGAATGGCATTGCATACTTCTTCCAAACTGGTCACGATCCATTGATTTATGACCCCGCAATAAGTACTACTACTTATCGCAGAGTCTCTGAGAAGAGTGGTTATGTAGCTACAGTTCCTCAAGCAAACATCTGTATCTCTGCTTTTGGTCGTCTGTGGGTGGCTAATACATCTACAGATAAGGTGACTATCAGCTTCTCTGACCTGATTGCTGGTCATGTATGGTCTGGTGGCACTTCAGGCTCTTTAGATGTTTCTCGTGTATGGCCTAATGGTGCAGATGAAGTCATGGGTTTAGCAGCCCATAATGATTTCTTGTTTATCTTTGGCAAAAAGCAGATTCTTGTTTACTCTGGCGCTTCTACACCCGCATCTCTCGTTCTGAGCGACACAGTAGGCTCTATTGGGTGTATTGCTAGAGATACCATACAAAGTATTGGTACTGATGTTGTTTTCTTATCAGACTCAGGTATTCGTTCATTGATGAGGACTATCCAAGAGAAGTCTGCACCTTTGCGAGACCTATCTAAGAATGTTCGATTTGATTTGGAATCCTCCTTGTCTGGAGAAACACTAGCAAACGTCAAATCTGTTTATTCAGAGAAGAATGCTTTTTATCTGCTTGTTCTGCCAGCTACTTTGCAAGTCTATTGCTTTGATACCAAACAATCTCTGCAAGATGGTGCTTCCCGTGTAACCAAATGGGACAATATTTCCCCAACAGCACTCAGATCGTTGCGTAATGGAGACTTGTACATTGGAAAGAATGGCTATATTGGTAAGTATGGTGGTTATCTTGATGATGCTTCTACTTATCGATTCTTGTACTACACAAACAATGCTGACTTAGGAAACCCTAATCAGATTTCTATTCTGAAGTCTATTACTGCCGTAGTGATTGGTGGTTCTAATCAGTTCCTGACAATCAAGTGGGCTTTTGACTACTCAGGCGCTTATCAGTCAGAGAACGTATTTATCCCACCCCAAGGATATTTTGAGTATGGGATTGGTGAGTATGCAATTGCAGACTACTCAAGTGGCATACCAATTAAAGCATTGACAAGTAATGCTTCAAGTGCAGGTAAAATTGTACAAACTGGTTACGAAGCCACCATTAACGGCACTCAGTTGTCAATTCAGAAAATTGAACTTCAAGCCAAAGAAGGCAAGATAGGATGACCGCCCTTTTGAAATTAGTGAAGACTTCTAAAATTTGCAGTTTCTGCAAGGAAGAGAAGTTGCTTACAGATTTTACAAAAAACAATGCTGCTCCTGATGGATTGCAATACAAATGTCGTTCTTGTGATGTAGCGTATCAAGCTAAACGTAGACTTGAAAATTATGAAGAAGATCTTGAATACTCTCGAACATATCAACGTAATCGTAGACAAAACTTTGACTATCGATTGCAAATGCTAGTTAACGCATCAAAGCAACGAGCAAAAAATAAGAATCGTGAAAACACAATCACTATTGAAGATGTAAAATCAATTTATCCTAAAGATGGTTGCTGTCCTATTTTTGGGATAAAACTTGAATTTAATAATGCAGGCTTTAGGGAAACAAGCCCAAGTATTGATCGCATAGATTCATCAAAAGGCTACACCCCAGACAACATTCAAATAATCTCTTGGAAAGCAAACCGCATAAAAGGTTATGCGTCTAAACAAGATCTTGAAATGTTATTAGCTTACATGACACAAGGAGAATAATTTTGTCAAATTACTCAAAAAGTACGAATTTCGCAACCAAAGATAATCTTTCGCCTGGCAATCCTCTAAAGATTGTTAAGGGTACTGAGATTGATACAGAGTTCAATAACATTGCAACTGCTGTAGCTACAAAGACAGATAATGCTTCTGCCACGATTACTGGTGGAACGATAAATGGTGCGGTGATCGGTGGAACTACTGCCGCTGCGGGTACTTTCACCAATCTTACTGTTAGCACATCCGCTACGATTGCTTCTGCCGCTATTAGCGCAGGAACAATCAATGGTGCGGTCATCGGTGGTTCATCTCCACTTGCTATTACTGGCACGAACATCACCGCTAATACAGGCTTTAGTGGCCCATTGACAGGTGCAGTAACTGGTAACGTCACAGGTAACTTAACGGGTGCGGTTACAGGCAATGTCACAGGTAACGTAACTGGCAATCTGACAGGCAATGTAACTGCGGCTTCTGGCACTTCTACATTCAACAATGTGACCATTTCTGGCGCATTGGACATGGATAGTGGTACATCGGCAACCATTACTGGTCTAGCGAGTCCTACAAACGATTCTGATGCGGCTACCAAGGGTTATGTCGATGCACTAGCCCAAGGTATTGATGCCAAAGCCTCTGTGGTTGTAGCTACAACTGCAAACATCACTTTGTCTGGCGCACAAACCATTGATGGCATATCGGTTGTTGCGGGTGATCGGGTATTGGTTAAAGACCAATCTACTGCTTCTGCAAATGGTATTTACTTGTGTGCAACAGGTTCATGGACACGCACAACTGATGCTGACACTTATGCTGAGTTGGTAGCTGCTTTTACCTTTGTTGAAAAAGGCACAACTAACGCTGACTCTGGCTTTATCTGCACGATTGATGCGGGTGGCACACTAGGAAGTACATCGATTACATGGGCGCAGTTCTCTGGTGCGGGTCAGATTACCGCAGGTGATGGCCTTACAAAGACAGGTAACACTCTCAATGTAGGAACGGCATCTTCTGGTCGTATTGTTGTCAATGGCGACAACATTGATTTGGCTACTTCTGGTGTAACGCCAGGCACATATCAATCTGTCACTTTTGATGCTTATGGTCGTGCAACGGCAGGAACTAATCCAACGACTATTGCTGGCTATAACATCTCAAATGCTTATACCAAAACTGAAATAGATTCGATCTTTGGCTCGACTACTGCGGCAGCTACTTCTGCTTCTAATGCGGCTACCTCTGCTTCCAATGCTTCAACAAGTGCTTCTAACGCTTCTACAAGTGCAAGCAATGCGGCTACTAGCGAAACTAATGCGGCAGCGTCTTATGATGCTTTTGATGACAGATACTTAGGTTCTAAGTCTTCTGCCCCTACTGTTGACAATGATGGAAACGCTCTGTTGACAGGTGCTTTGTACTGGAATACAGCAGTTAATACTTTGTATGTGTGGACAGGATCGGCTTGGACTCAAGCGGCATTTACTGCTTCTGGCTTTGCTACTTTGACAGGCACAGAAACCCTGACAAACAAGACGCTTACTTCGCCAGTTATTTCAAGCATTAGCAATACTGGCACATTGACGCTACCAACAAGCACAGACACATTAGTAGGTAGAGCAACAACTGATACGCTTACCAATAAGACTCTGACAAGCCCAACATTAACAACTCCTGTACTCGGTACACCCTCTAGCGGAACATTAAGTTCTTGCACAGTAGATGGAACTAATGAAGTTGGATATAAGAATATTCCACAAAATAGTCAGTCTGCTGCTTATACATTAGTTTTGGGTGACGCTGGCAAACACATCTTTCACCCATCAAGTGATGCTAATGCAAGGACTTTCACAATTCCAGCAAATAGCTCTGTTGCCTATCCAATTGGTACTGCTTTAACTTTTATTAACATGACTGCTGCGGTTGTAACGATTGCAATTACAACTGACACAATGTATTTGTCTTCTGCTGGCACAACAGGCTCACGCAGTTTGGCTCAATATGGTTCTGCAACAGCAATCAAAATGACTTCAACAACTTGGCTTATTTCAGGGAGTGGATTGACATGAGTGGTGCATTACAAGCTGTTTATCAAAACCTAAGAAGTTTTGGTGAAGCAGCCCCCACAGTTATAGGCCAAGCCTATGGTGGTGGCTTTTATGCTGGTCAAATTGGTGTTAGTGGTGTTGCTACACATTATTTGGTAGTTGGCCCAAAATCTACCGCACAAGCTGGTGGTGGTGGCTTGGCATGGAAAAACGCTAATACTGCAACATCTGGTGCTGATAGCGATATTAACGGCCCACAAAATACAGCAGACATGGTTGCTGACGGCAATTCTACAGTTTATCCTTGCGCTCACTTCTGCAACGACTTATCTACTGGTGGGCAGACCGATTGGTATATGCCAGCCAGAAACGAGTTAGAAGTTTGTTATTACAACTTAAAACCTACAACAACAAGCAACAACACAGGGTATGGAATAAACGCCAATGCTGTGCCAGCTAGGGCAAGTAATTACACATCAGGTACTCCAGCACAAACATCTGCGACAGCGTTTCAGACAGGAAATTCAGAGGCTTTTGACGCTAATCCTTATTGGACAAGTACAGAAGGTTCAGCTACAAACGCATGGAGAGATTATTTTGGGAATGGCTATAAGTACAGCGGAACTAAGACCATAGTCTTTAGAGTTCGTGCCATTCGCAGAGTTGCTGTTTAAGGACTGTTATGAAATACATTTGTATTACCGAAGTAGATGCAGTAACAAAAATAATTTGCACTTCAGAACCACAACGCACAGGCCCGTCAATGCCTGATGTAAAGGGTTGGATTCACATCTGGCATGACAGTTCAACATGGCCTGTGGAAACATCATCTGATGGCACATACTTGCGTGCGCCTAAATACTATGGCACTTGCGATGATGATGCAGACACAAGCATTTCGGGTGTTTTGCAAGTCTTAACTGAAGCAGAATTTAATGCAGCCAAAATTGTTGAACATGAAGCCCGTAAACCTTATCCATCTTGGGTTGGGTACTTGGACACAATGACATGGGGTGCGCCAGTAGCAAGACCCGCTGATGCCATTATGAATGGTGGCAATGTACGTTACCAATGGGATGAAGCCACAGTTAATTGGATTCCAGCGGAATGAAAGAGTTCTTCTTCATCTCTGGTTTGCCAAGGTCAGGCTCAACCCTGCTCTCGGCTATCTTGCGTCAGAACCCTGAGTTCTATGCAGATATATCTTCTCCCGTACAGGGCTTGGTGGCATCAACCATCAATGTCATTACGGGAAGCGAGAGCAATCACCTGATAGATGAAGACAGACGCAAAAGCATCCTACGCTCTTTGTTTAATGCCTATTATGAGTCTGTCGGCCCTAAGACTGTATTTGATACTAGTAGAGGTTGGACTGCCAAAACATCTTTGCTAAAAGACCTTTATCCACAGACAAAAATCATTTGTTGTGTGCGTGATTTGCCTTGGATATTAGATAGCTTTGAACGTATTGCTGCCAAGAATTCTTTGTATGGTGCGACCCTGACAGATGATGAAGCAAGCCAGACAGTAACAACAAGGTGTGATGCCTTAATGGATGTGAAGAAGGAAGGCCAAGTCGTCAAGCCTTATTACTTCCTAGAAGAAGGTTTACTGCTAAACCCCGACATGATTATGTTGGTTGAGTATGAATCTTTATGCAAACAGCCAGAAAGCGTGATGCGTGAGATTTATGGGTTTATTGGCAAGCCTTACTTTGACCATGATTTCAAAAATGTAGAGTATGAGAACGAAGTGTTTGACAAAGGCTTAAACATGAAGAGTCTGCATACAGTCAGAAAAGAAGTGACATGGCAAGAACGCCCATCTATCTTGCCAAAGTCGGTGTGGGAAAAGTATTCTGGTAAAGAGTTCTGGCGCACACCCGCACCAGAGTTTTCAATCAAGCAACTGTATAAGGTCAAGGGATGAAAAGAATTTTAATCATGGGCCTGCCTGGTGCTGGTAAGACTTACCTTGCGCAGCACATTCTTGACCATTTGCAAAACAACCGCAAGACAGTCATGTGGCTGAACGCTGATGACGTGCGTAAGAAGTACAACGATTGGGACTTTTCCCATGAAGGCCGTATTCGCCAAAGTCTGAGAATGCGTGATTTGGCTGACAGCTACGATGTGGATTATGTGATCTGTGACTTTGTAGCCCCACTGGTTGAGATGCGTAATAACTTCAAGGCTGATTGGACTGTCTGGGTTGACACCATCAACCAAGGCCGTTTTGAGGACACCAACAAGGTGTTTGTTGCGCCAGAGCAGTATGACTTTAGGATTACAGAGCAAAAGGCTGAGAAGTGGGGTGAGTTCATTGCTGCTCACATCTTGGACAACCGCCAACGCCCTGTTTTTGATTGGCAAAAAGAAACTGTGCAAATGCTTGGCAGATGGCAACCTTGGCATGAAGGCCATCGTAAGCTGTTTGAGAGAGCATTGGCTAAGACAGGTCAGGTAGTTATTCAGATCAGAGACTGTCAGGGTTGGAATGGTTCTAACCCGTTTGCCGCTAATCAGGTCAAAGACTTTATCAAGCGTGACTTAGACCCTTTATATCAAGGTCAGTATGAGATACAACTTGTGCCTAATGTAGTAAATATTACCTATGGGCGGGATGTTGGATATAAAATCGAGCAAGAGTCATTTGATGCGGCTACTCATGCCATTTCAGCTACAAAGATACGAAAAGAACTTGGCCTTGAGCCACAATAAGGAGTAATCATGGCCTACACAAGTCAAGAAATTGTCGAGTTCTTGCTAAAGAACCCAGACATGACCGATGCCCAGATAGTCACGGCTATGGAGACTTATGGGATTTCCCCTGCTCAAATGGCTACGGCTGTTGGCTTGCCTGAAGGTCAAGTAGCGGCTAGGGTTGGGGCTGTATTGCCTCCAAATGAAGCCAAGCTATTGGGTGATACCTACGTTCAAGCAGTAAATCAAGTGATTGGCTCTGGTGAAGATCAGCAGATCGGTGGCTTAGAAAACGTCATTACCTATAAAGCAGGTGAAAACCAAGCTGGTGGTGGCTATCAACAATACACACCTACTGGTGAACTTCAGAGAACTGGTGTTCAACAAGAAGTTAATGCAGGTCAAGACTTTCTAAAGTTCTTGGGAGGCTCTGCTGCTTTATTCGGTGGTCTAGGTGGTGGTTTTGAGAGTCTATTTGGTGGTGGTGGTGCGGCAGGAACTGTTGGCTCTACTGGCTTAACAATGGGTGAACTTGCCCAACTAGATTTAGCTCTTGGTGGTGCAGGTGGTACTGCGGGTGCAACTGCTCTTGCTAATTCCTTAACTACTGGTGCTTTAGCAGGTACATTGACAAACCTAACAGGTGGTAGTGGTACTGGTGCTTTGACGGGTGCTTTAGGCGGTACTGTTGCAGGAATGGGTGGCGGTACTGGCTTAACGGCAGGTGCAGGTGGTCTAGGTCTATCTACTACTGGTGCGGGTTTAGGTGCGGCAGGAACTGGTGCAGGAATTACTGCAGGTACAGGATTAGGCACAGGAGTTTTGACAGGATCAGGTCTTGGCACTACTTTATTAGGCACAGGCGCGGGAACTGCTTTAGGCACAGGTGTTCTTGCGGGTTCTGGCTTGGGTACTACTCTTGCGGGTGTCGGTACTGGCGTAGGTACAGCATTAGGAACTGTGGCAGGTACAGGTCTAGGCGGTCTTACTGCGGCTCAACTAGGTGCTTTGTTATCAGGTGGCTTGACTACTGGTGCAGGTCTCCTCCAACAACAAACATCTCGTGAAGCGGCTCAAAGAGCGCAACAGATGATTGACACCGAGACTGCTGCTGCCAAACAAGCGGCTCAGTTCCGACCTGTTGGCATGACTACTCGATTTGGAACTTCACAATTCCAAGTTGATCCTGTTACTGGTCAATTGACAAGCGCAGGATACACACTAAGTCCCGAAGCTAAGAATGCTCAAGATCGCTTGGTTAAGTTGGCTGAACAAGGTTTGGTACAAGCAGAAGGCGCTCAAGCACAGTTTGCTCCCCTCCAAACAGGCGCTCAGAACTTGTTTAGCCTTGGCAATCAATACTTAGCTCAATCTCCTCAAGATGTTGCTCAGAACTATCTGAATCAACAGATTGCTTTGTTGCAACCAGGCAGAGAGTTAGAGTTGGCTAATCTGCAAAACAGACTCCAACAACAGGGTCGTGGTGGTTTATCTGTTGCTCAAGGCGGCACTATGGGTGCTACAACTCCTGAACTACAGGCTTTGTATAACGCTAGAGCGCAACAAGAGGCTCAATTGGCGGCTAATGCTCAACAGTATGGACAACAGAATGTCGCATTTGGTGCGGGATTGTTGGGTACTGGCGCACAGACTATGGGCAACTACTATGCAGGTCAGCAACAAGCCTATGCACCTTACACAACTGCTTTGGGACAAGTGCAAGGTCTTGAGACTGCTGCACAACAACCTTTGACAATGGGTGCGGCTCTTGGTCAACAAGCGGCTACCGTAGGTGCTAATGTGGGTCGTTTAGGTCTGTCAGGTGCTGAGTTCAGTACTCGTTTGGCTACTGGCCCTGCGGCAACTACTAACCCCTATTCAACACTATTGAGTGGACTAGGTGCTTCTCCCGCATTTGGGCAAGCATTTGGTGGCTTATTTTCTTAAGGATTCATCATGGCAGAAAATATAGTAGCGGGTTTATTCGGTTTAACCCCTGAAATGTATGGTCAGCAACAACGTGTTGGTGCGATGAATGAGGGTATTGCCCTTGCTCAACTAGACCCTGCTGCCCGTGGTGCGGCATTGACTTATGGTGGTGCTAAAGGTCTTGGTGGCGCTATTGCAGGTGCTATGGGCATAGAAGACCCTCAGTTAAAGATGATTACGCAACGTCAGCAATTGCTTGGAATGATTGACCCAAGCAATCCGGACTCATATCTTCAAGCTGCTCAAATGGCATTGCAAAGTGGTGATGCACAGGCTGCCCTTGCTTTGCGTGAGCAAGGTACACAAGCAAGAATGCAAGCCATGAAGAATGAGGATTATTTGGCTCAACGTGGTCAAAGAATGCAAGCACAAGGACTTGAAGGAATTGCTCAAAACTTAATAACACAACTGAAAAACCCAGATGGTAGCGTTAATGAAGAGGTAAAAAATAGACTGTTGTCGTTCCCACAAGGACAGGCGGCAATCTCTCAATTGGCTAAAGTTATTCCTGATCTCCGCAGGATTGGTGCAATGGGCGCTCCCGAGGAAAATCCATTTAATGTATTCCTCCAAGATGAAACCATTCCAAAGAATGTTAAAACACTTGCAAAACAATATTCAGAGAGCCTTACTAAAGGTATTCTTGACCCTGAAAAGGTTGATGTAAAAACTAAAGAGTTGGCTGAGATGGCTCAAAGAATTAGCCAGTTCGACCAAAATCAAGCTACGATTAAAACTCAACAAGAACAGTTGAATGTTTTTAAAGCCCAAGGATTGGCAAATACTCAGCAATCATTGGCTATTCAAAATGCACAGTTAAGGCTGCAAGAACAGAATGTTCAATTCCAACAACAGTTGAAGCAATCTGAGGCAGATCGTAAAGCAGAAGCCGCTAGAAGCAAGCCACTTCCCGCATATCTTGCAAAAGATGAAGAGGCAGATTATGGAACTGCAACAGCCGCAACAAACTTAGCATCTGATGCTAATAACTTCATTGGGCGTATTAAATCCGGTGAGATCAAGTTTGGTCTAAAAGATAGAGCTAGTATCAGAACACGGCAAGCATTTGGATCAAACGATCCTGATGTTCTTGCTAGAGAAGATTATGATAAGTTCTTGAAAGTATTGACCAATGAGAGTTTGCGCTTAAACAAGGGAACACAAACTGAAGGTGATGCTGTAAGGGCGGCAAAAGAACTTGAAAGTTCAGAGTCTCCACAAGCGGCAGCAGCGGCAATGAGACGTTTGGTTGACATCAACGTACGTCGTACTCAGAATGCTTCTGATGATGTATTGCGACGTAGAAAGAATGCTAATTTCCCCGAACCAGAACGTGCAATTGAAGTACCTAAATTTGATGTTCAAATTATTGACAATGCTGACTATCAAAGGTTTCTGAAGAACCCCAAGTTCCCATCAGGAACAGTATTCATTGACCCCGAAGGACAAAGAAGGACAAAACCATAATGGCTGATTACAAAGATGCACCTATTGCTGACCAACCACAGGCATTTAAATCAGTCCTTGGTTCGCCCGTAGAGTATTCAGGTTTAGCCGAGGCTGCTAGGTCTGTTGGTCAAGGCTTGACCTTTGGAACACTTGATGAAATTGAGGCAGCACTTAGAACTGGCTCGATTAGTGGGCCAGAGTATGAGAAGCAACGCAATCTCTTGCGTGAACAACAAAAACAATTTGGTATGGATATGCCAATTGTCAAGCCAGCCCTAGAAGTTGGTGGTAGTTTAATTGCTCCCCTTGGAATTGCAAAACAGGTTGCAAAACTTGCCCCTGCCACTCAAGCATTGATTACAGGCACAACTGTGCCAGGTCAAATTGCCCGTGGTACTGGAATTGGAGCAGTTACGGGTGCGGCTTCCGGTTATGGCTTTGCCGAGAAGGAAGATGGTTCTGAGGCTGCGGCAGGTGGAATATTTGGTGGCTTGCTAGGTGGTTCTGTGCCTGTTGTTGTAAAAGGTGCAGGAACTCTGATTAAGAATGTCTTGAATTCTGCGGGTATTGGCGACCAAGAGGCTGCTGCATCAAAGATGTTGGCAAACTACCTCAAGAAAGACAATCTTTCTCCAACAGAAGCTCAACAAGCATTAGATGAATTGCGTCGTATTGGTGTTCCTAATCCGGTCATTGCTGACTTGGGTAAGAGCCTGAACGACTTAGCCTATAGCGCATACGCTGTTCAATCTTCAGCCAAGGGTACTACAAAAGAATTCCTTGAGAATCGTCTTATTGACCAACCTAACGACATAGTAAAAGGTTTGGTTGAAAAGGCAGGATTGGCTAAAAACGTCAATGGTTTTGAGTATCTTGAGGCATTAACTGCAAATCAATCACGACTTGCTTCTCAGGCATATCCAGAAGCCTATAGCAAAGCCATCAATGCAGTTCCATTTAGAAAGTTCATTGACAGAGATGTCTTTACTAAAGCCTATGGAGAAGCGGTAAAAAGAGCAGATGTTTATGGTCAAAAACTGCCAGACCTTGCTTCTATTCGCAATGCTCAATCAGTTCCTACTGATGTTTTGCATCAAATCAAAATGGGACTTGACCGGATTGTTGATGCTGAAACAGACAACATAACAAAGAAGATGTCTGGCTATGGAAGTGATGTCGTTAAAGTCAAGAACGAATTTAATGATCTCATTAAGTCACTCAATCCTGAGTACAAGA